GATCGCCGCACAACTGCGGCGGCGGCATCGCGACATCGCCCACCGACACCGGGAACGTAATCAGCGACCACACCGATTCAGGCACGCCCGTTGTGAACGCTTGGCGCCAGATCGCGGCCTCTTTGTGCAGGCCGTTACCCATCATCAGCGGGTCAAAGGTCACGGTGCGATTCACGCCGCTGCGCCCGATGATGGTGATCGCGTCCACGATGCCGGGGTTGCCGTGGTGAAAATCGACATCGCGGCGCAGTTCGAACGCGCCCGCCGTTTCGCGGCTGCCCGTGTAGTTGTAGGCGCTAATCGGTGCCGTCCACGGCTTGTCAATCGGCATGATGGGAAGGAAATCCTGATATTCCATCACCATCGTACCCGAGTCGTTTTTATTCGCGAGCGTGAAGGCATCGACGCGGCACGACAAGATCCCGCGCGTGCCGGCCGGCTGTGATGGCGTTTCGGGCCGGTCAGGATTGACGATCGAATAGACCGGACACCAGCCGCACACGTCCGCGCGGTTGTTGTCGTCGGGCACGTCGCCGAAGTAGACGCGCGCGCCAAAACGCGTCATGCCCCATCCCGGCGTCTTCGCCGCAAAGCGATCGTCGCCGTTGCTGGCCTTGCTGATATCGACCGTCGCCACACCCGACCACAGTAGATCGCCCTCGGGATCGCCGATCATCAACGGCGGGGTTGCGGTGCCGGTCTTATCCCATACCACGCGTTGAATGTTTTCGCCGAAGAACCCGCCGATCCGCCCGTGAAAGTGATGCAGTTGCAGCGTGAACGGTACGTCCACTTCCTGCGCGCCTAATTCGGCGTACAGCGGGAACAGCGGTTCGACGTGAACATGCGACGACAGCACCGGGTTGTCGTCGCCCGTGCTGAAGTGGCCTTGAAACGACGGCCGCGTGAACTGTGACGGGTCCGTGTAGACCAGGCGTTGCGGGTGTCCGTGTAGTTTCAGGTTCATCTCGGCATCTCCGTTAAGTCGTGAAGCTGGACGCGCGGCGCGGGGTGCAGTTCTTCCCAAATCCGTTCCATCGCCGCGCGATGGTGCGGGCCGGCGCTAGTCCGGTCTAACCATCGCTGGAAGCCGATCGAATCGTCGCCGAACTGTTTGACCGCGCGCACGCAGCGCATGAACGAACAGTAGGCGCGCGGCTTGCCGCCCTCGGTCGATCGCGGGTTGAATCGAGCGGCGCGGCCCATCAGTCGCCAAACCGCGTCGGGTGCTGATCCGGCTGGATGTCGTATTGTTTGACGTAGCGGATCGCGATGCCGGTGTCTCGGTCTGCGGCGACTTCGGCCGGCGCGCAGTCGTGATCTTGTTTCGTCGGCGTGGCCATATACTTTTCAAAGCACCGTGGGCACGTCTTGACCAGCGCCACGCAATGATCGGTGGCCGCAAAGGCCTTGCCGGTCGCGCGCGACACCAACGGCGACCCGCCGAACGTCGGATGTGTGCTCCAATTCGTCCGCTTGGTTTTCACTTCCCGGCGCCCGCTTCCCACGCCTTGTAAGCACTCTCATAGGTGATCTGGTCAGGCGCTTCGCCGGTCGCGCCCATCACCCGAATAAAGGCCCACAGCGCGATCCGACGCGGCAACGCCCACGCGAACCACATCGGAAAGCCTTCATTGGTGAACCAATACCACCACGCTCGCACACCCCAACCACGCGTATAGATTCGCCACATAAGCTATTTCCTGCGCACCTTACCGCGCCGCGCTACCTTCAACGTCTGCGTCTGTTCGTCGGTCAACTTCGCGATGTCGTCATAGCGCGCGCGCCGGGTGGTGCCGTCGGCCTCGATCGCGTTCGTCGCGCCGCAAGTAGCGCAGATGACGACGGCCCCGACGACGGCGGCCGGTTCCGCGTCGACGTGACAAACAGGACATATCATCACAGCATCCGCAACAGTTCAAGCTTCGCGTCAATCTCGCGGATGTCGGACCCGGCATCCTGCACCGCGTGCCAGTCGCCCGCTTCCAACTTCGAGCGGCAGTACGCGATCAGCGCAACTTTCTGTGACGCCAGTTCGCCGATCAATCGCTCGGTGCGCTTGATCCCTTGCGCCGTGCGCCTGGCCTCGGTGAACGATCGTCGCTTATCGGCCATGATGGAGATACCCCGCGAGCGCCATCACCGCGAACGCGAACAGCGCCGCGACAAAGATGACGGCCCCGAATCCGACCACGAACGACTTCATACGATGCCGCCGAGTTTACGCCCACGCGTTAGCCGGTGCAAGCACGATCGGCGGCGCGGCCGGTTTCAGCGAGGCCACGCTTTGCGCGAACGTCAGCGCGAGCGCGTCGGCGTCGTCCGGTGACGGAATATCCCGCGCCCGCATTTCCTTTTTCGATTCCAACCACACCCGTTGCTTCGGGTCTTCGCGCAGGCCAGGTGCCGTCAAGTCGCTTTCCAACCGGGGATGCTTGTCGATCGCGGCGATCAATAGCCAATCCTTCATCTTGCCCCACATGAAATCCCGCATATAGCGGTACTTCCGGTCGGGAGAGTCGGCGCCGAAGTTGACTTCGAGGATATTTTCGTGCCCTAACTCGCGCAGGCGCGTGCCGACGCTGCCGGCGATGCCCGCCGAGTCGAGAAACAACATGCTGATTTTGTAGCCGCCATACGTGGCGCTCAATACGTCGGCGAGTCGGTTGGTCAGCACCGACGGATCGCGGGTCAGCGCGCCGGCAATGCGAATCGGCGGGATACTGCGGCCGTCGCGGCCTCGGCGGAAACGAATCACGTTGGCGTCCGCGCCGCCCCACGCCAGATCGCACCCCGCCACTAACGGTTCATCGGGTAGCGGGATCACGTCACGCTTTTGCGCGTCGATCACGCGCTGCGAGTCGATGAACTGCGCGTCTTCGGCCTTGGGCGGGATGCCGCGCACACGGACGCGGAAGCGGTCAGAGTCTTCGCCGCCCCATTCCTCTAAGTCGAGCGCGATTTTCTCTTTGTTCGAAAAGCGCACGGTGCGCGCGTCGATGACCCAACGGCGCCAACGATCGCCGCCTTGGCCGCCGAAAACGATATCGTGAAAGGTGCCGCGCCGCCTGGTTGGGTTGCCGAATAGGAAGAACCACGGTTCACCGTCCGAGAGGCCACCGTCGGCGGCCTCGAAGATTTTCTCGCTGATGTTCGAGGCTTCATCGAAGCCGTACAAACTCGTGCTGTCGGCCGCGTGCTGCCCCTGAAAGGCGTCCGCGTTGTCAGGGTCGCAGGTAATCGGGCTGATCTTCCACTGTTCCCGAAACCCCTTGCGATACATGATCGACGTGTTCAATTCGAACCACGACGCGGTAATCATCCGCTTGGCCCACGTCTGGATCGACGCCCACGTTTTATCTTCAAGCTGGCCGCTCGTGTTCGCGGTGATCGTGCCTTTGATGTTGCGGCGCGTGCTGATGCCGAAGCCGCAGACCATGCCCATCAACGCGCCTTTGCCGATGCCGTGGCCGCTACTGACCGCGCCTTGAATCGGCAGCACCGCGTTGACGCCATCGAACTGACGCACGGTGATTTCGTGCCCTAACCATTCGAGAAATTCACATTGCCAGATGTCCGGTTCGTTGTAGGCGACCAGCGGGCCAGGTTCGCCCCACATGTAGGCGCCGCGCACCCATCCAAGCGGGTCGGCGTACATCTCGGCGCAGAAGTCGTGTAACTCGGCGTCGAAGTCGCGCGAGGTTGGCGGCGGTAAGTCTTGCGTGCTACTCACGGAACGTGCCGATCCCTTCGATCACGTCAACCGTAGGCATAACCGGCACGATCCACGCGGACACCATACGAAACTTAAGATTTCCGAATGGGATCATTTCGTAATACGTCTGTTTTTCGCGCGGTGTGGTCAGCACCCATATTGGCGGGGTTCGGTAGACGCATTGGGTACCGTCCCACACGGGCAGAATGCGGATAATGGTCACTTGACGATCCGCGCGCCGTGCAGTTGCTGCGCGAACATGCCGGGGAAGTCAGTTACGAGTCGCGCGCTGCCGCGAAACTCGCGCACGGCATCGGTGCAAACGTGATCGAGCGCGTCGGCGTCGAAGGTGTGCGACGTGGCGGCGGTGTGCGAGACGGCCGCGCGTGCGCCGGTTCAGCGGGCCGGCGCGAGAACGACGCACGCCGAGGCCCGCGCGGTGCGAAGTAGCCGCCTGGCCGCGCCACGCCTTTGATACTCACGCGTCGGCCCGCAGTTCAAGCCGCACGGTTGCGAGGCCGTCGCCGCGCCGCTCGATCACGCTGGCCGGCACGATGCGCGCGAACATCTGCGGCTGATAATTAGCGCCGTCGGCGACTTCGAAAAACGCCGGAATGCGATACGCGAACGTTTCCCCGAGCGCGAGCGTTCGACCGACCATGCTGACGATTTCCGCGTACGGCAGCGTCAGGATCAGGCCGCGCGAGACGGTCGGCGGGCGCTTCATGCTTGTAACACTCCGTTGCTATCGATCAACACGATCCGTCGATTGTAAACGTGCCACTCGCCGCAGACGTTGCACAGATACGGCGTGATGTGACAGCCAGCGTTCACTTTCCCGTCTTGCATCATCTGTTCGGCCACGTCCAACGCGGCGGCTTTCGTCGGCATTCCGCGCTTGTCGGTCACGCAGCGTTGCAGGTATTGCTTGGTGATTTCGAGATGTTGCCGCGTGGGCGTGCTGGCCACAGGTTGCACTACGAATCGCGGATCGACTTCACGGCAGATCCCGTAGAAAGTCACTACCAACCTCGCGGCACGCGCCGCCATCGCACGCAACCGACGGCACCGCGCGCCCACGCAGCGCCAGCGCCTGATCAATCTCCATCTGTAAGAAATCGGCGTGCGCGCGCACGTCGGCGCTCGGAAACGCATTCTGAAGGCGGCAGATCCGTACGGCGGTTGACAGGATGACCAGATCGTCCGCGTCGAACGTCACGCGCGCACCAAATCGGCCACGTTCCAACTAACGAAACCGTTGACCGACCGATCGAGTCGTCGCCCGCCGTCGATGCCGGCATAGATGCCGATGACGCGCCGCACGCCTGCGCGGCGGTGTCGTTTCACCCTGACCCGAGCGCCCGGCTTGAACCATGTGCGTTCGCGGTACGTCATTGGCCGGCCTTCGCTTCCCGTGCGCGCAGTTTCGCGCGATCAAGGCGCCCGATCAGTTCTTCCGGCGCCGATACTTCGATCTTGTCTTTCAGCATCCCGAGCGAGCGCGCGCACAGTTCGAGCGCCTTGACTTTGTCCCACCAACGAATTTCAACCGTCGTGTCCTGCGCGTCGTCGCCAGGCGTCAAGTTCTCCGTGCGGACCTTAATCGAGGCGATGCAGCGTTGCACGTCTTCGGGCATCTCGGACACTTCGCGCAGGCTGAACGTGTGGCGCAGCTTGCCGGTCAATTTGTCGCGGAACCGCTCGAACGACAGCGCGGCTGTGTTGGTCAGCGCCAGCACGCGCAATTCTTTTTCGACCCGTTCGCGGGTCAGTTTATTTTTTGCGCCTTTCGTCCGGCCGTGGCCCGGTCCATTCGGCAACGGCGGGCGTTTGTCTTTGGGCGGCCCGTTAGGGTTCGACATGGTCAATTACTTCTTTTGTGCCAGCGCGCGGGTCGCCCTCTGGCACTAGCCAATATTCGATCCCGAGACGGCGTAAGGTTTCGCGCGGGTTGACGGTGTCGAAAATGAGTCGATCGCGTATCCGCCGTTCTTCGGCTGGTGTGATGTAACGACGTTCGATCGTCATGGCTGAGATCCCATCATAGGCGCGTTGTCAAGTTGGCAGAATTGCACACACGCGCGGCCGTCGTCTGAAAACCCTACACTGGATACTTGGTATACAGGCGAAGTGGATACTAAGTATCCAATTTTAGCGTGTCCTAATGTATACAAACGGTATCCGAAACGGTAAAGCGTGCTGTGTCCGACGCTGTAACCGTTCTTTTTCTCTCGTAACATATTGACCCGCATAGGCTTACAGTTTGTAACCGTTGTAACCGATGAATTTCGCAGATCCAGCTTCATGTGCGCGCGCATGTATTATACAGACATCGGTTACAACGGTTACACGGTTACAAACCTTTAGAATCAACGATTTAAACGTGTGCAATGTCAGATTTGTCATCGGTTACACCAAAAAGAACGGTTACATAAACTCAGCGTCACCGTCGGCATTGATGGCCGGCGCGCACCACGCTTTCACGATGCGACCGTTGCGGCGCACCGATTGGCGCTTCCAGCCGGCGAGACGTAAGATGCTGCCGACGCGCACTTGCTCGGCGCGCGTGATATCGGCCAGCCGTAGTTTGATCGCGCCGATCAGGGCTTCGGCGCTGGTGACTTCTGTTTGCCCAATCAGCCATTCGAGCACGGCCGACGTCCACGCATCTTCCGCCTGGCGTTCACGCTGCACGGCTAAGGTGGGCGCGTCGGGCGTCTTCCACCACGCTTCGCCGGTCATGGCGCGCGTGTAGGCTTCCGCGAACAACTGCCCACGCGCCGCTGCGAGGCCGTCCACGTCGATCGCGCCGCACAAGACGGGCAGAAATCGACGCAAGCCCGTATCATCGTTCCCGTAGTCGTCCCGGTTCGTGGTGCCGACGAACACACATTGCCGGGGATGGTCTTCGGCACGCCGGCCGTAACTGGACCGATACCGATCGCTCGGCGTGCTGATGGCGAGTTTGACGCGCTCGCGCTCGGCCCGGCTGAACGCGTCCATTTCGCCGATTTCTACGATTAACTTACCGGGCAGGGATTGGAAGAAATCTTTATGCGTGACCGACTCGGACGCGAGCATGTACCACACGTCGCCGAGCACCCGCAGCGCGCGCGACTTGCCGATCCCCTGCGGGCCTTCGAAGATCACCATCGTATCGAGCTGGCAGCCGGGATGGATGACGCGCGCAATGAGGCCGAGAAAGAGATTGGCGCTGATGGCCGCGAGGTAGTCGGCCGGCTGCCGCTCGGTGATCGCGGCACCCCAAAAATCCTCGAGCGCGTGCGCGATCCGTGGCGTGCCGTCCCACGTCAACCCGGCCAGCCAATCGCGCACGCAATGCTTAGTGCGCTGGCGCGCGACGTAGCGAACGGCGCTGGCGCTGTGGGCCTCGGATAACGTCGCCATCGGCACCGACTGTTGCAGGTAGACCGTCAACCGAGTGTCGTCATCGTCGCGCCACTCGCGCGTGCCGGCGTCGGTCTTGACCAGTACGCGATCGAGAAATTCATCGTACCAAAAGACGCACGGCCCCCACGCTGGATCGCGTTGGAGCACCGTGACCGCGTTCGCCAGCGTCGATCGTGGCCCGCTGTTGGTGCAGTCGAGCACCGATACCCACGACAGCGCCATCAGCGCACCCCGCGCGCAACGGCCGCGTCGGCGTCGGACACCTGGCGCACGACGGCCGCGATCCCGCCTTGGTCACAGACGGCGGCGACGAAGGCGCCTTGTTCGGTCGTGGTGATGCGCTTCCCGGTCTTGCACTCGAACGCGGTGAACACCGCAACGGTGCGGCCGACCATCTCGGGCGTGATGACCACCGGCGTCCAGCCGATCACGTCCGAACTGCCCCGGCAGAGGCCATAGGCAACCCGGTTGCCGGCCCGGTCGATCAACACGCCCACGTTGTTGCGAAACCACCGGCCGCCGAGCGCCGTGGCGTGGCCCAATAGTTGACGAACAAGGCTTGTTTCGGTCATGCGACCCCGACCGAAACGGCGAGGCCTGGCGTTGAATATGAGCGCGTCAAATTTCGGGAATACCAACAGCCCACAACCCGAAACGCGTTCAACCTGCGCAGGCCTCGCGCCAAATAAGGCCTATCGCGAAATCGTATGGTATATATATGAATCGTGAATTTAGGCATTGATTTATTGTGCCTGATGGTATAGGCGCTTGTTAAGTTGGGGTTGAAGTTTTACAGTTAGAACGCGCTCTAACTCCAACGCGTCCGCGCGAGATTTGCACGGGAAAAATTCGATATAGTCGTCTTCTTTGTATGTCGTCGGCAGTGTTTGATGACCAGCGAAACGCCGAATGCCGTTCGAAGATACTCCCACGTACATCACGAAATCAGCGCCGTCAGGATTGCTTTTTTTCCACACGTACACGCAGTGACTTAACATTTGCGCCGAGATCACAATCCACGGTAAACGAATCACGCGCGCCGCCTGTGTAGCCCGTATTGCACGTAGGCCCATTTCGGTTTGTAGCCCTTCGCGGCGGCCAGGCTTTTCCATTCTTCGATCGTCTTCGGCCGCTTCAACGATCCGTCCAACGCGAGCGCGCGCAGGATATCAACATCGACGGCCGCGAGCGTGCCGGCGACTTGCACAACCTCGCGCGGCTGCACGGGGAACACCGCGCCACACACCACACACGCCGAGGCCGACGGCCGCGAGATTGCGAAACACGTCGCGCACCGTCGGCCCATCGGCGGCGCATCCTCGCGCGACTTGCGCGGTTGGCCTTCGAGCGACCACGCGCGCGCGTCATCGGGCAGCCCGTGCCGCTGCCAGTTGTTGACGTGATCGAAAATCTTGACGTGCGCTTTACCCGGCGCCGCGCGCAGGCCGCGCCCGACTTGTTGCAGATATAGCCCGAGCGATTGCGTGGGCCGTAGCAGGAAGACGGCATCGACGGCCGGCACGTCGAGGCCTTCGCCGAATAGATCAACGTTGCACAATACGCGCAAATCGCCCGCGCGAAATCGTCGCATCGCGAGCGTGCGCGCGGGCCTCGGGGTTTCCCCGTCGATGTGTTCAGCGGCGATGCCGTGATCGCGAAACGACTGCGCTAACGCTTCCGACGCGCGCAGGTTCCACGCGAAGACCAGCGCGCGACCGTTGGCACAGTGCGCTAGGTAATGACTCACCGCATCGCCGACGACGGTGGACCCGTCCAGCGTGTCAGCGACTTCGCGTTTATTGTAGTCGCCGGCCACACGGTGAACCTTGGAGAGATCGATCACTTGGGGTGCGAATAGTTGATAGGGGGAGAGGAAGCCGCGCGCGATCAGATCCGCCGTCGTCGGGCCTTGGATCAGCGCATCGAAAAACGGTGCGAGGCCTTGCCCGTCTAGTCGTTGCGGTGTGGCACTCAGACCGATTTGCACCGTGCCGCGCCAGCGTGCCGCGAGCGCCGCCCATGATTTCGAGGCTAGATGGTGACATTCATCCCACACGATCAAGTCAGGCGGCGCGACGTGCGGGCCTCGCGTGATCAGTGATGGCACCGAACAGACTTGCACGCGCGCGCTCGGGTTCGACGGGTAGCCCGCTGCCACGATGCCGACGGTCAGATCGGCCGATTCAACGAAGGCCTGCACGGATTGGTCTAGCAGTTCTTTGCGATGGACGCAGAACCACGCGCGTTTGCCGCGCGCGACAGCGTTCGCTAACATCTGCGCGGTAAGTGATGTTTTCCCTGCGCCGGTCGGCGCTTGAATCAGCACGCGGCCGGCGCCGGCCTGAATCGCGGCGCGGGCTTGGCCGACGATCGTGTGCTGATAGTCGCGTAGAGTCAGACTCACTAGAGACAGGCCCGCATTCTATCGGCGATATCGCTGGCCTTGCCGCGCACGTAATCACGCCAGGGGATGAATTCGCCGTCGTGCCAGAATCCCCACTCGCGAACGTGGCGCAGAACAACGACCAGCGTCCAGCACGGATTGCCTAACATCGACAGGGAAATACGATGAATATGATTCGCCGGGAACGTTCGCACCCACGGCGCATCGAAACGTTGATAGCCTCCCGGAGTCTGTTCCCAATACCCACCCCACAATCCGATCGAAATGAATCGCTTAGGGTGATCGTGCAGATCACGCGACCAATCATCGCCGACGAATTTATGCAAGTAGATTCCGAAGCCGCGCCATAGGAAGCGAGGCCGGCGCGGCTGAAACACGGTCCAGCGATAGAGATAGACCGGGCAGCGGCCGCCGCCGTCGATGTCTTCGCGTTTAAATAAGCGATCAAGAATCATGGATTTACCCTCGCGGCGACATAGCGCCGCAGTTCATCGCGCAGGGAATCGCGTTCGCGTTCAAGGCGCTTTGTCTCAATCAAGGCGGCTTCGTACCAGCCGCGATAAATCACCAACTTCGACACGATGTGTTGCACGGCGGGATCGGCCGCGAGTTCGTCTTCGGTCATAGAGGGACGGCTAGTATAGGCGTCCGCTGGCGCGCGCCGCCACTACAAGATGTGCCGCACTTGCACGATCCTGCACGAAACGTTGTGATTTACGTTGACAGTGTGTTTATGAGCCTATACAATTAGGTTCATGGACGCAACGAAACGAGTCGCACCGAGGACTGGCGCTTACTGTCACGTCGTGTTGTGGGTCGGCGAATCGTTCTTTTCGCGCTGCGTGGCTGACGTGTTTGACGGCGATGTGTTGACCGTCTCGCGGTTGGACGACGGCCAAGTTGCGCGCGAGATTCCGGCCGGCGACTGGAAGACGGCGACGGTTCACGGCGGCAACGGCTACCCGCTATATTGCCACTACTCGAAGACGCCGACGCGCCAGTTGATCCCGCGTGCAGAACTGGCGGCGGCGCTATGAGCGCTATGAGCGCGCGCCCCTGCGGGTGTGACGATGCGGCTGGCTGGATATGCAAACAGCACGGCGACGAGATGGCCGCGAGCCGTGAGAGTGCGGCATTCGAGACGTTGAAACGCTTCGATGAACGAATAGCCAGCGAGCAGGCGCAAAGCGGTACCAAAAGAACAATGGAAAGTGTTTTAGGATATTTTTCCACAGCGCCGCCGTTTCCACCGCAATCTACATCGTCCATCCCAATCGACGCCGAAGTGACGCCATTAGACGATGCCATCATTAAGGCGCGTTTTAGCGGCAGTAAGTTCCTGAGCGATATCGAAGTAATTGCGCAAGGAGTGGAAATTCTTCGTCGCGACTATCAAGACGCACGGATGGAATTAAGGCGTATGCGCAACGATCGCCGTCACGTCGCCGAAGTGCTCGCGACGTTCTACACGGCGCCGTTGTCGGCCTCGGCGTTGCAGCCGATCCTTGATCTGGCCGTCGAACTGAACCCGTCCCTGAAGGAGCGCAAGTGAGTATTCGCACAATCGTGCATCGCGACAGCGGCGTAGTGTTGTGGTCCGGCGAAGCGGAGAGCACGAAAAATGCACTCCTGAAAGCTATTTCATCGGGCGCGAACCTGTCGGGCGCGTCCCTGTTGGGCGCGGACCTGTCGGGCGCGAACCTGTCGCGCGCGAACCTGAGGGGCGCGAACCTGTCGGGCGCGAACCTGTCGCGCGCGGACCTGTCGGGCGCGTACCTGACGGACGCGAACCTGACGGACGCGAACCTGTCGCGCGCGGACCTGTCGGGCGCGTACCTGACGGGCGCGGACCTGACGGACGCG